TCTATGGAATATAATTAAGAGTAATCTATATAAGTTTGGTAGATATTCAACTTGGTTTTATCTTCAACATTTAAAACATACAGCAGCAGTAGAGATAACACCAACATCTCTTATGTTTAATGATTACAGCGGATCTCGCTCTCATCGTAATGGTTTTCTTTATGTGATTGGGAAAGATGATGATATAGATAAAAAATTAACTTCTAAAGAATATAATAATTTAGAAGCACAAGCAAAAGATATAACTGTTGAAATGAAATCAAGATTTAAACATTTAGCAGAACAAGTTGACTTTTTTACAATGGAAACTTGTCTTTGTTCTTACAAAAAAATATTTAGAGAATCTCATAGTCGTTATCTTGGCTATTATCTTGATAGACAAGCTGAAGAAATTATTAATGCTGAAAATGACGGATGGTATGGTATTGATTGGGATGTATTATGGCAAGCAAGAAAAGAAACAATAGATTCAAGATTAAATATTAAGAGTGGTGTAGATAAAACAAAATATAAACAATTTTATAATACAGGAAATATACAGAATTTAAACTGGATGTTTAGTGATGAAAAAACAAACTTAATAGGATTAGAGGCAATTCAATGAGAAAGATTATAGCAGTTGGTGGTAATCCAGGATCTGGTAAAACAACATTATTTAGAAAGTTTATGGAGAATAAACAATGGGAAATGTATAAAGACAAATTAGTACACTCTCATTTTAATGCAGAATATAATCTTCATATACTTGGAAGATATGATGATGGTGAAACCTTTGCAGGAACAGATAGATTGTCAATGGCAGTACAGCCACAACTTCAATCTTGGTGTGTTTCAAATACATATAATATTTTATTTGAAGGAGATCGCGTGTTTAATTCTTCATTTTTAGAATTTTGTTCTAAATTACCTGACACTACATTAGAAATAATTTATTTAAATGTAGAAAAAACTACACTACAAGAAAGATATAAAGAAAGAAACTCAAACCAATCTGAGAAATTTCTTCAAGGAAGAGAGACTAAATATAATAACATACTCGCAAACTTTGATTTAAGACCACATATAATTGAATATGATAACAAAAATTTAGAAAATCAAAGTATAGTTTTAAAATATTTAAACGATACACTATGCCCAGCAACTACTTCCATTTAAATTTACCATTTAAATATCCTTTAAACGAAGAAGGAATGGAATGGTTTTTTAATTTAAAACCTTGTTTCCTACAAGTACCAAAGGAATATTTTAATCCAGAAGCTGTTGAATTTTTTAAATCTAAAAGATTATTATATTGGGATGCTGAAGTATTTTCATTTCCTGAAAATTATAAAATGGAAATACATGTTGATGCTGTTGAGTTTTCAAATAAATGTAAATTAAATTGGGCTTATAGTGAAGGTGAGCATTATAATGTTTGGTATAAACCAAAATCAAATTGGTCACCAAAATCAACAGATGGTGAACAGGATGATGGACGTTATGATGAGTATAGCTACAGTTTTGACGACAATGAAGTAGATGAAGTTGAAAGAACTACTGTAAGAACACCAACTTGTATAGTAAGTGGTCAACCACATAGTGTAATTACTTTTAACGAACCACGTAAAGCAATCTCTGTCACTCTATACCCACTAGGAACTAACCCACCATCCTTACCAAAGGATTGGGGAATACCATTAGAAAATATGAGAGAGGTTTTAAATGTTTATATTGTGGATTAAAGAACTAGTTTTTGAATTGTTCTTTTTTTTCGTAAATATAATTACTTATACTATTCTTTTTATTTTATTTGCTATGGTTGTAATTGTTATTTCTGCAAGTTATTTACTTAAATGTATTTTTCGCAGAGAAAAAAAATATGAAAAAGAAAACACAAATACACGTAAATCAACATAAGATTCGTTCGAATAAAAAGAACAATTTAAATGAACCTGTGATTACAGTAAAACAAGGATCTAAAAATACATATTGTCACGAGGTGATATTAAAAGGTTCAAGTCGTGTAATTTATGGTGGCAACGATAAACCTTTATTAAATTGTGGTGCAAGAGTTGTAATTGAAACTGAAGATGAAGTGGAGATTATACGATGAATAATTTTTTTTTTCATTTAAAAGAACAATTTGATCCATTACAAAATATGGAAATAATTAAAAAATTTCCTGTAGGAAGACATGTTTTAAATAAAAACTATGCATCATCTAATCTTAAATCTTTTGAAACTGATATATTCAAAATTGGTCAAATAGAATTATTCGTCACTCAAGCTGGAGGAAGATTAGGTACTCATGTCGACGCAAACTCACCAAGTGGTTCAATTAAAATGAATTTCAGTTATGGCGATTCTAATGCTTATATGGAATGGTATAAATTTAAAAACGGATTTGCCATACCTATATATGAGTGGATTGATGATAAAATTGATGATACAGGTTCTGAACGTCCAGAAACTTTAAGATATCATGATAATGACTGCGAACTTATTCGTTCAGAACTTATAAGAAGACCATCAGTTGTAAATGTTTCAATTCCTCATGGATTAAATTGTACAAACAGTGATATAAAATGTATGACTGTTGCTGTTCTTTTCGAACAATATTTAGATAATGAATGGAAGAAAATCACAATGTCAAAAGCATTAGAATTGTGGGGGAATAGATGAGAAAAAGAAATCCAGTAGCAAAATCTTTAAGAACACCAAAATTTAAAACAAAAGTAATAAAAAATAAAAAACGATATAATAGAAAAAAGGATAAATTAATATATGAAGACCAGTGGTCTCCATATTTCTAAAATATGACTGAACAATATAACAAATACGATTCATTTGATGCTGATTGGGTAAAGGAAATAGAATCAATTAATCCATCAGGTCAAAGTCAAGGAAATGAAGAAATAGATTCATATAAAACTGATTCATTATGGGAAACAATAAAGGATATATTTAATGGAAAAAGAAAGTTTAAGTAAAGCTTGGGAATTTGAAGCAATCTTTAAAGAGAGTAAGAACAAAATCAAGTCTTGGTTTTATGCAGATTCTAAAGAAGACGCAAAAAATAGGATTGAAGATTATATGGAAGCAACTATTATTTCTTTAGAGGAAATAGAAAAACCAAAATATGTATATAATAAAACAAATAAGACAACTAAAGAAAACAAAATTTGATCTTTTTGCAAGATGGATTGCAGCAATCACAGGTATTCTTGCAGCAATTTTTACTGGAAGTGCAATAGTCTCTCTTCAAGTTTGGGGATGGGTATTTGCTTTTATATCTTCTTGTTGTTGGTTTTACGCAGCAACAGCAGATTCTGATAAACCAAGATCTTTAATGAATTGTTTTTATGTAATTTGGTGTCTAATTGCAATAGTAAACTGGATTCGTTTTTAACCTAAATAATTTTATGGCTTATATAACTTTTAGAGGTGGGACAAAAGAAGAAAAAAAGTATGCTAGATCTTTAGCAGAATTTGTTTTAAACAAACTTGTTTCACCACGTTTAAATAATCTACTTGAAATACGAATTAATTTCGTAGAAAATTTACATGAAAAAACAGATTCATATGGCGAAACTGCATACTATGAAGATTCAAGAGTACCACCAAGAGAATTCATAATCGATTTATATTCAAAATTAAAATTAAGAAGTTTATTAGAAACATTAGCACACGAGTTGGTTCATGTAAAGCAATGGGCAACTGGTGAAATGAGAGAAACTCGAAATCCATTTTTTACAAGATATCGTAAAGTTTTAGTCAACTCAAATAAAACTGACTACTGGGATCAACCTTGGGAAATAGAAGCAATCGGAAGAGAAGAAGGATTGTTTATTCAATGGGTTGAAGCAAATAAGAATACTATCGGAAAACTATCTTGGACAAAAAGGAGATACACCTAAAAGTATGAAACTCTTTACAGAATATTTAATTGAATCAGTGAATGCTCATATGGAGCATTTAGAGGATTTAGTATTTAATGAAGGAATATCAGGTACTAAAAAAGCAATTAATTTTCTTTATGATTTAAGAAAAATGCTTAAGAGTAAATCTAATTCTAAACTTAAAACTACAATTAAATGGGATGGTGCACCTGCAGTATTTGTTGGAATAGATCCTTCTGATAAGAAGTTTTTTGTATCAACAAAGTCTATATTTAATGCTGAACCAAAAGTTTATAAGAGTGTTAAAGAAATACAAACTAATGAAGAGAATAAAGATTTAGCAAACAAACTTATAGTAGCATTTACAGAATTTTCAAAAATAGTTAAAAGTGGTATATATCAAGGTGATATTATGTTTACATCAGATACTTTAAAGAAACAAACGATTGATGGTGAATCATTTATAACATTCCATCCAAATACTATTGTTTATGCTATTCCATCAAATAGTCTTCTTGCATCAAAAATTTCTAAAGCGAATATAGGTGTTGTTTTCCATACAGTATATAAAGGAAACAATTTAAAAAATTTAAGTGCATCATTTGGGGAAAAAATTGTTGATAAGTTTAAGAAGATTTCATCTATATGGATAGATGATGCAACATATAAAGATGTTTCTGGAACAGCTACATTTACTATAAAAGAATTATCTAATTTAGATTCTTTATTAGAACGTATTGAAAAATTGTTTTCAAAAATACCAAGTAAAACTATATCAGACATTTCAGCAGATAAAGAACTACTTGAATTGATTAAAATATATAATAATTCTAAAATTAAAGAGGGTGAAAAACTAATAAATGTAAAAGCACATGTTGCTGGTTTATTTCATTTCATTCACGATCGTTATCAACAAACTATTGATTCTAAAAAGACAGATAAAGCAAAAGAAAAGTATAAAGCTGAAAGAGAAAAAGTAATGAAGTATTTCTCAATTCATAAACAACAAGATATTATTACAGTATTTGAATTGACTAATGCAATAGCTGATGCTAAAAAAGTAATTATAGATAAGATGAATG